TTATAGCGACGGGCACCACCAGATGACGCGGCCGATGACCGGCGGGTCGACCTGGCGGGAGATCCTCACGTCCTGGAACCCGCTCTCCTTGTTCTCGGCGTGGATCACCCAGTCGTTCTTGGCGACCGAGAACCACTTGATCGTCGCGCCGTCGCCGAGCTGGGCCACCACGGGCCGGCCGTGGAGCTGCTCGTAGGGGCGGATCGCGTCCTCGTGGACGTCCACCAGCACAAGCCAGCGGTCCTGGATGACGGGCGCCATGCTGTCCCCACGGGCCTTCAGACCGTAGGTGTGGGCCGGATGCGGCACCAGGGGCCGGATCACCTGCGCCCAGTCCTTCACCCGCTCGCGGGCCTGCGGCACTGGCTCGCCGAGCGATAGGAACGACGATAGGATGGGGATCTTCACGAGAGGATAGTTCACCTCGTAATCGCCGGCGCATTCGGCCACTCGGCCATTAATCAGCGGCGCGATCTTCATCGGCCCGTACCCCGTCAACAGCCAGTTGGCGTTGAGCCCATAGATCTCAACAAGGCGGGCAAGGGCGTGAATCGAGAATAGGTTCCGTCCGGACTCGACGACCGCGAAGGACGCCTGGTGCTGGCCCACCGAGGCGGCCAGCTCGCGCGCAGTGAGCCCCAGCGACTGCCGGAAGGCCTTCAACCTCTGTCCGATCGCCAGCCTGCTCCGCTCATCCAAATAGTCTGGCACATGAACCCCCGTGACTTTTTAATTGCACCACCATATACTCTCTTCGTGGTTAGGCAACGGGCCACCACATTCTAAGGAGCCGTGAATGCCCGCGTTGGAAGTGCTAGTCCCGAGCGACCTCCCTCCCGAAGAAGTCCGCCGCAGGGCCTGCCATGCCGCCATCAAGGCGCGGTACGGGACCCTCGCGGCGTTCGCCAAAGCCATCGGCTGCTCGAGGCAGCAGGTAATCAACGTGATCAACGGCCGGTACCCCATGGGCCGCGGCCGCGTCGCCGGGGCCCTGGCCATGCTCACGGGGCTCGACGTCCAGGTCCTCTTCCCAGTCAAGGAGAAGGCCGCGTGACCTCACTGTCATCCCCCTCCATTCCTCTGTGGGCTCCCTGGTGCGCGACCGGGGAGCCCTTTTTTTTCATCTTAGGGCCCGGAGGGGTTCGAGTCAATTAGTGAAATCAGGGAGTTAATCACTGTCCGCGCCAGCGGACGGTAGCGATGGGGATGGAGAGGGGAATGCGCACACTGGACCAGGTCGTGGCTGTAACCATCCGGAAGTTCCGGGGCGGCGAGGGGATCGAGGAGTTGGCCGACCACCTGGGCATCAAGCCCGGCATGCTCTACCGGCTCAGCAACCCGCTCGACGAGGACGCCCGGATCAACAGCAAACACCTCATCCCGCTCATGGAGAAGACCCGCGACTACAGCATCCTGAAGCACCTGGCCCAGCGCCTTGGCTTCATGCTCGTGCGGGTCCCTCGCGTCCGCACGGCGCGCGAGACGGAGATCGCCGAGTACCAGGCGAGCCAGGCGGCGGCCCTAAAGGCCGTGGTGGGCTTCTACCACGGCACCGTGGGCCAGGAGGCCGCGCTCTCCGCCGTTCAGCACGAGCTGGAGCGCGCAGCCGGCTTCCAGAAAGCGCTCCAGGCGCATGAGACCCCCAGCCTCTTCGAAGAGGAGGAGCCGGCGTGACGACCTGCTGCGCGTGGTGCGGCGCCATCATGGGCGTGGACCTGGTCCTGCTCGCCCTGCGCGGGCTCTCCCACGGCGTCTGCCTTGCGTGCATGCCCACGGCCTTCGGTCATCGGGCCTTCTCCGCTTACCTCGAACATCACCCGGAAGCGATTTGTGAGGTCTGTGTAATCGGCCAGAAGGTGCAACCGGAAGGTGCAACTTTTGGACGTGATGGGTGCAACCGGGCCATCGGAGGCGTAAATGCCTGAGACAGCGTGTGATCTCTCCAGAATGGCCCCGGAGGCGGGGTGGCTTAGCATCCGGGAAGCTGCAACCTTGGAGGGTGTCTCCCGGCAGGCGATACAGAAAAGGATCACCCTTAAGAAGGTCCCGGAGGGCCTCTTCCGGGGGACGCCTGGCGCCAAGGGGATGAACTGGCAGATCCACGTCAGGGCCCTCTCCCCCGCCTCCCAGGAAGCGCACCGGAGGAGGCAGGACGCCACACTAGACCAGCGCGTCGAGACGATACTGCAGGAGCAGGCCGCAGAGCCTTCCCCCGCCCTTTCCTCGGCGATCCATGCCGCGAGCCCGAAGGAACTGCGCAAGGCCGCCCGCAAAGCCGCCCTCGTAGACGAATTCAACGGCCTCCCCACGAAGGCCGAGAAGGTTGCATACGCGAAACATCACCGCGTCCCGCTCTCCTCCCTCTACCGGTGGGCGGCGCGCTTCGACGGGACGGCCGCCAGCCTCATCCGGTCCGTGGCCGACCGCCGCTCTTCCTCTTATATACAGGCGAGGCAGACAGCGGTGGATCTGTACCTCCGCCCGGAGAAGCCGAGCCCCGAGCAGGTCTACCGGGCCCTGCGCGCCACGATGGGGGAAGGCGCGCCCTCCCGGGCCACCGTGTACCGGTGGCTGGCATCCGAGGAGATCCCCGCCGGGATGGCCACATACCTGCGCCGGGGCGAGAAGGCCTACCGCGACACCTGCGAGCCGATCCGGCGCCGAGACTGGTCCAGGATCCCGGTAAACGACACCTGGGTGGGAGACCACCACGAGCTCGACCTGCTGGTGATCCTCCCCGACGGGGGCATCGGGCGGCCCTGGCTCACCGCCTGGCAGGACGCGCACAGCCGCGCCCTCGTGGGCTACACGGTCAACGAGAAGCCCAACGCCATGGAGATCGGCCTGGCCCTCCGCGCCGGGATCCTCCCCAAGGACGACGAGCCGTTCCAGGGCGTCCCCGCTAGGGTGTACGTCGACAACGGCAAGGACTACCGCTCCAAGCTCCTCAACGGGACCACGGTCCCCGTCTTCCGCCAGGAGCAGGCCGACCCGGTCTGGGGGCTCTTCGGCCACCTGGGCATCAAGACCGCCTTCTGCGAGCCCTATCACGGGAAGTCCAAGCCCGTCGAGCGGCTGTTTGGCACCCTCGAAAAGGGGTGGGTGTGCCTCATGCGCGGCTACTGCGGGCGCTCCCCCCAGTACCGCCCCGACCAGCTCGAGGCCGACGTGAAGGCCACTCAGCTGTGGCTGGCCAGCGGCGGCCTGAAGGGCGAGCGCCGGCTCATGACCTGGTGGGAGATGGAGGTCGAGATCGCCGAGGCGATCCGGGCCTACAACCGGCGCCCACACTCCCAGCTCGGCTACACCGGCGGGGCCTACCGGACGCCCGCAGAGGCCTACGCCGCCGGTCTGGGAAGCTCGGTCCGCATGCCTGTACGTGAAACCCTTGACGTACTGATCCTGCCCTCGGCCACCCGCAAGGTTCGGAACGAGGGGATCCAGCTCGACCGGAAGCTCTATTGGCACCCGGACCTGATCCCCCTGATCGGCCAGGAGGTGGAGATCCGGTTCGACCCGCGCAACCGCCTCGAGGTGCTCGTCCTGCGCCGGGGGAAGTTCGTCGCCTGGGCCCAGGAGGCGACCGGCGTCGCGCCCTTTGCGGATACCGAGGAAGAGCGTGACGGTCTGGCCGCCTTCCTCGCCGGCAACGCCGCCCTGCGCCGCGAGTACCGCGAGAAGCGCAAGGGCCTTCTGGCCCGCAACCCGCTGGCCGCCATGTCCCCCGCGGCCCGCGAGCTTACCGAGCAGGGCGTCGTGGTGCAGATGCCCCACATCACGGGCTACGACCGGGCCACCCGCGCCGCCGCCCGCGCCCAGCGCGAGGCCCAGAAGCAGGCAACCCCGCCCACCCCCGAGCAGGCCAAGGCCGTGGGTGAGCTGTTGGTCTGGGAGTTCCAGAAGCAGAGGTCCGCAGAGGTCCGACAAGGAAAGGAGGGCTGACTGACGTGAGCCACGTAGAGGAGAGAGAGGTTCAGATGTGCGACCCCGAGCTGGTCGGGGAGCTGAGGGCGCTGATGGAGGCGAGGCATTGGGGCCAGCGGCGCGTCGCGGACATGCTGGGCGTGTCCCAGGCGACGCTCTCCCAGTATCTCGGGGGCAAGTATCAGGCCCCTGAGACCATGAACCGGCGCGTCGCGGAGTTCCTGCACGAGCGCAAGGCGGCGGGCGAGGGTGTCGTCGCCGCCGAAGGCTACACCCTCATCCAGGAGATCTGCGCCCAGTGCCAGGAGGACCAGAAGTTCGCGGTCATCCAGGGCAACCCAGGAGTCGGGAAGTCTAAAGCCCTTCAGCTCTACGCGCAAGAACATGAGGATGTCCACTACATCCGGGCCGACGTCACCACCAACCTCAAGGTCCTCTTGGAGGAGCTGGTGGGGCGGGAGGGCGGAGGGCTCACGAACGCCCAGTTGATGCGCGAGGCCAAGGCCCGAATGAAGGGCAAGCTCCTCATCGTGGATGAGGCCGACCTCCTGCCCGTCCGGTGCCTCGAGGCCCTCCGGGCGGTGTGGGGTGACGGGGGGTGGTGCGGTCTGGTCCTCGCGGGGACGCCGAAGATCGAGCGCCTTCTCCGGCGCGGCCCCCACGCGAACGAGAATCTCGCCCAGCTCTACAGCCGGGTGGACTTCAACGCGGTGATCACCAATCCAACGCCGGTCGATATGGAGCAGTACCTCGACCGGGCCGGCATCGACGACCCGGAGGCCCGCCGGATGATCGCCCATGCGGGGAGTCGCGAGTCCTTCCGCGCCGCCGCCAAGCTCCTCGCCCAAGCCCAGCGCGTCGCCCGGCTCAACGGCCAGCCGAGCGTCACATCCGCCGCCGTCCGCGCCGCGTCCAAACTCATCATGCGGCCCCACGCCGCCTAACGAGAAGGAGGGAGAGATGGCAGAGACCCGGGAGATCGTGCATGGCTACCGGAGCGTGGCTCTGGACGCCCTCAAGAGGGTGTCCGAGCTGTACCTCTACGCCGACCGCGCCGAGGGCGACGAGGACCTCCGCCAGGCCATGCTGGCCTGTGAAAACGCCGCCAACACCATCCGCCACTACCTGCACGTGCGGGACCGGGCCAGGGAGCTCCAGGCCTCCACCGCCGATCCCCGCGTGCTCGCCATGAAAGGAGCGTGACGATGCCCACCTTGAAGTCCCGGACCAAGACCCTCGCCTCCACCTACCCCATCCCGCAATCGCGGGAGGAGGCCGTGGGCGCCATCGCCGAGATCGGCCGGCGCCAGCGCGAACGAGAGCGGATCCAGGCCAGCATGAACGACGAGCTGGCCGCCATCAAGACCCGCTACGAAGAGGAGGCCCGCCCCCACAACGAAGCCCTCAAGGCTCTCACCGAGGGCGTCCGCACCTGGTGCGAGGCCAACCGAGCGGCCATCACCGACGGCGGACGGACCAAGACCGCCAACCTTTCCAGCGGGGACGTGTCCTGGCGCCTCACCCCGCCCAAAGTCAAGGTAACAGGCGTCCAGGCCGTCCTCGAGCTCCTCAAGAGCCTGCAGCTCACCCGCTTCGTGCGGACCAAGGAGGAGATCAACAAGGAGGCCCTCCTCGCCGAGCGCGAGGTCGCCGAAGGCATCAAGGGCGTCGAGATCGTCCAGGTCGAGGAGTTCATCGTCAAGCCCTTCGAGACCGAGCTCGAGGAGGTGGCGTCGTGAGGGGGCCCAGCGAGCAGACTCAGACGATCACCCAGGCGCAACTCCTGGCCGTGATGACCCGCTGGGTGCGGGCCTACCGCGAGGGCCACACCCGCAGCTTCGAGGAATTCGAAGCGCTGCCGGCGGAGCAGATCGCGGCGGAGAGCGCCGAGTACCTGTGGCGGGAGCTGGCCTCCATGGAGGTTGCGTCATGACCGGCCTCGTCGCGCGCGCCTGCCCCACGCTGGAATCGGTGTTGGACGCGGACAAGGTCCAGATCGGCAGATGGTTGCGCTTCCTCCCCTCGCCCGAGAATGAGGCGCAAAGGGCCATCCTGGATGCCATGGCTCAGCGGTTCAAGGCTTTAGGAGGATGGGACCCAACCACCAGCAAGACCGTCGGCTGGGACCCAGCCACCAGCAAGACCGTCGGCTGGGACCCGTAAGGCCGAAACGGGGGGGCGTTCCCCCCCCCGTCCGCCGGTGAGGCCGGCGCTGACGAGGCCAATGGGAGGCCGCATGACTCCGGACGCAGGATGGCTGAAGGACATCTCCAGGGAGGCGATGTGCCGGTTCGTGGTGCAGTTCGAGCACAGGGTTTTAGGACTCCGGCAGGCGCTCCTGGCCCACGAATACCACGTGCGAAGAGAGAAGGCTCGGGAGCAGGCGGAGATCGCGCTCCTCCAGGCGAAAGCCGTCCCGGCCGGCGTGGACCACATCCATGAGTACCTCGCCGCACAGGACCGGTTCACGGTGGCCCTGGCGGCGGAGGACGCCGTGGAGCGGTGGTACGACGACGCCCTCGACGCCCTCGACGCCCAGGCGGCCCCGGAGGCCCACACGTGAGCCACCCCACGCGGAACGACGCTCGAGAGCGCTTGGCCTCCAGGATCCTCGCGGCCCTGCATGCCGCGCCGCGGCCCCTCAAGCGCCGGGAGATCGCGGACATCTGCGGCCCCCACGGCGTGAAGGTCAGCACTGCCGAGAGGCGCATCCGCGAGGCCCTGGACTGGCTGGTGTGGCGGGGCCACCCCGTCATGAGCGACGGCGCCGGC